TACATATGCAGAAGCAAGTCTTGCAGAATATCAAAATCTTACTAATATTGGTGCAACGTTTGGTAAAGAAATAAAAGACATAAAAGTTTCAGCAGCTGAAATGGGTTTAACTGTTGAAGAAATGACAAACTTCATAAAATCAAATAATAGAAGTTTGAGAGCATTTGGTGGAACAACCGATGTAGCTATTGCTAGATTTAAAGCATTATCAACTACTGTTCTTGATAGTGCAGAGCTCGGTACCCAACTTCGTAAGTTGGGATACACAACCAGTGACATCAATGAAGGTCTTGCGTTATATGGCGAGATAAGTGACGCAAACTCACGCAAAGATAGGTTGTCAGTTCAAGAACAAGCAATTGCAGCTAAAAATTTAATGGTTGAATTAGATGGATTGGCCAAACTCACAGGCAAAAGCAGAGACGCCCTAGCCGATGAGATGAAAGAAAAAAGACGTCAAGGTGATATTAATGCATTCTTGTCAGGCAAGACTGCTGAAGAACAAGCTGCATTTACAAAAGAACTAGCTGTAATACAAGCAAAACTTGGTGACAATGCAGCAGCAGCATTCACTGACATTGCATTACGTGGAGCACCTACAACTGAAGCAACACGTAACGCATTATTAGCAATGGGCGATGGCGCAAACGACTTTTATGCTGCTGCAGGACAGTTTAACAGCGGAGACATGGCAGCCTTTTCGGATTCATTAGCTTCTGCCTCAGGTGCAGCAGCAGATTATCAAAAGACTGAAGAGTTTAGACAAACTGCTATGCTTGGTGGAATTAACAGTGTATCTAGTGCCTACTCCGATGCAAGTGCAGCTGGATACGATTATATTAATTCATTAGATAGTACTGGTGACGGTACATTATCAGGTGCTAAAGCAGAACAGGCAATCAGAACACAGATTGCCGAAGAACAACGTGTGCAAATGGAAACCACTACAGGGCTTTTAGATGCAACTATAGACATACAAGAAAATCTACGAGATATAACCACAACTGTTATGGAAACAACTATTCCTCGTATTGAAGATGCAGCACTTACTGCATTAGAAAAGATATCAGAAGTAATGCCAAACTCGCAGCAACTAGCTGATAGCTTAGCCGGCGGCATTAATAGTTTGTTTAATGTAGCCGAAAGCATGGACCAACAAGAAATTTACGGGCAACGAGCCGCTGAGTATGCACAACGGATGGCAGAAGCCCAACAAGCCGAAATTGCACAAAATGATCGAATAGCCGCAGATTTAGGTGCCGGTCAAGAAGGCACAGACACAGTAGTTAACAACACAGCAACAACTACACAAGACGATGTCGCAGCCGCTCGTGCTGAACTTCTCACTGCACAAACAGCTGAAGTAGCTGCCACAGAAAATTTAGCAACTGTCATAGCCCAAGGGTTTGACGCAACACATCCTCCACTTCTTGCTGCACGAGAAGCAGCCGAAGCAGCCGACGCAGCAGTTACAGCAGCTGAAACAAATTTAAGCAACACTATAATAAATTCCATCGATGGATTAAGAGCAGTACAAAATGCAACCAATGATAAAATTGCTAGATTTAACGCCAATCCATCAGGGTATACAGGAGGCTTTGCCAAAGGCGGGTCAATTGGTGCAAGCGAATTTGGCATGGTAGGCGAAGCTGGGCCTGAGTTTATCAGTGGACCAGCAAATGTTATGAGTGCCAACACCAGTATGGGTGTTATGCAAAATCTTATGAAGGGTATTAAAAACCTTGATTCGAGTGTTCAAGAAAACAGCACAAATAGTCAGAATACGATAAGTAATAGTAACGTTGGTGATAAGATAGATAAATTGATGACAAGTAAGTTTGATACTATGATACAACAGCTACAAATGCTTGTAGCAATTGAATCTAATTCTGTTAATACACAAACAAAATCGTTAAGAGCTACAAAAAGTCTACAGGGCAATATGTTGAAAGGTATATAATAGGATGAGTTGGAAAAAACATTTTACTCCAGTTCCTACAGGTGATAATGCAAGCGGAAGTTATAGTCCGTTTAGTCTAAAAGGATCAAACGGAATAGGTCCAGCGGCTGCAAACTATTCATCTCATTTACCTGATGTTTATGTCGGGTCACCAAACCGTATTGAACGTTACAATCAATACAATACTATGGACAGCGACAGTGAAGTTAATGCTGCACTTGATATTCTTGCTGAGTTTTGCACACAAAAGAACAGCGACAATAAAACACACTTTCAACTTGATTTCAAAGGCGCACCTACAAACAGTGAAGTGCAAGTTATTGGACAATATTTACAGCAGTGGTGTAAACTAAACAAGTTTGAAACACGTATGTTTAGAACTATTCGTAATACATTTAAATATGGCGACCAGTTTTTTATTAGAGATCCTGAAACACAAAAGTTATTCCACGTTGACCCTAGTCAAGTTACAAAAATTATTGTAAACGAAAGCGATGGTAAGAAGCCTGAGCAGTATGTTGTAAAAAATCTAAACTTTGCATTTGGTGCATTAGAAGCAACTCCTTTAAACACTACCAACAGTTACGGCCCGGGTGGAACAAATGGTTATCAGCAAGTTCAAAGAGGAACTGGCGTAGGCAACAATCATACACCAAGTGGAAACACCAGCCGCTTTAGTGGAGATGAAATTGGCGAAACATATGTAGATGCACAACACGTATTGCATTTGAGTTTGAGTGAAGGTCTTGATCAAAACTATCCGTTTGGTAACAGTTTATTAGAATCGATCTTTAAAGTTTACAAACAAAAAGAATTACTCGAAGATGCTATTATTATCTATCGAGTACAACGTGCGCCAGAGCGCAGAGTATTCTACGTTGATGTGGGCAACATGCCTTCGCACCTTGCAATGCAATTTGTTGAACGTGTTAAAACTGAAATACATCAAAGACGTATCCCAAGTAAGACAGGTGGAGGTACAAATGTTATAGACAGTAGTTATAATCCATTGTCAATCAACGAAGATTACTTTTTCCCACAAACTGCTGAAGGACGCGGCTCAAAAGTTGAAACACTGCCAGGCGGAACTAACTTAGGAGAGATTGATGACCTTAGATACTTTACTAATAAGCTGGTACGCGGATTACGTATCCCAAGTTCGTACTTACCAACTGGAGCAGATGACGGCGCTTCGCAATACAATGATGGACGTGTGGGCACAGCATACATTCAAGAGTTAAGATTTAACAAGTATTGCGAACGTTTGCAAGATATGCTTGCTGAAGACTTTAACAACGAGTTTAAATTGTTCTTACAAAGCAAAGGTGCAAACATTGATTATGCAATGTTTGACTTACGCTTAACACCGCCACAGAACTTTGCAGCATACAGACAAGCAGAACTTGATAATAACAGAATCAGTACATTTACTTCAATGGCTGGCGTACCTTATATCTCAAATAGATTTGCTATGGAGCGTTTCCTAGGATTGAGCAAAGAAGAAGTTGCAGAAAATGAGCGTCTATGGCGAGAAGAAAACGATGAAAATCTAAAAGAGTTAGATACAGATGATATGGCAGGCGAAATGAGAGGTGCTGGAATGAGCGGTGCTGACTTAGCAGGCGACTTTGGCGGACTCGAAGACGAACTTGGCGGAGACGAAGGTGCCATCGATGGTGGTACTGGTGAGCCTCCATTAACTAACACTGAGGATGAACTTGGTGGTGCAGCCCCGGCACAAAATCCGGCACAAACGATATAAATACATTATGATACTTAGAGAACTATATTACTTTGATAAAGACACAATGGAACCTGTAGAGGACCAGACTTATAATTCTGAGGATGACACTAGTGTTGTTAAAGTTGACGACAATCGTAAAAGCAGGTTATCTCTAAAAGATATCAATCGTGCCCGCAAAGCAGCCGATTCGCATACCAAACAAAAAGCCAAGGATCTTAATTATGTTAGACAAATGTACGGTCTAGCAGCACAAGCAGCTGCCGGCGGGATCTAATGTCTGATAAAATTGCGTTTGTACTAGGCAACGGCACTAGTAGGAAGTCTTTTAATCTACATACATTAAAAACAAAAGGTACAACGTATGGATGTAATGCGTTGTACAGAGAATTTGTTCCAGATCATTTAGTATGTGTTGATACTAAAATGATAATAGAACTTAGTGAAAAACTATATCAAATGGAACACAGTGTTTGGTCTAATCGTAATAGACTAACCGAAAGAACCCCTAATATAAATATTATGAATCCAAACAAAGGATGGAGTAGTGGTCCAACTGCACTATTGCTTGCATCTCAAAACAACCACAAGGAAGTATATATATTTGGATTTGATTATGTTGGACTAGGTGATACTAATCAGCTAGTTAACAATATATATGCAGGTAGTAAAAACTACAAAAACGTTAACGATAGAGCAACTTATTACGGAAACTGGCAAAGACAAACAATGATGTGTATAAATCAACATCCAAAGACTAAATACTATCGAGTGTTAACCTCTCTAGAAGACTATATACCAGATCATTTAAGAGAGTTATCTAACCTAACACATATAACATTTGAAGATTTTAACAAGAATTTTCAATAAGATAATTATAAAACGAGCTGTTTTGAGCCCGTTTAACACCTATATTTTCAATTAAGTGTAAATATAATAGACAGCCTTGCTAATAAAGGAGAATAACATGACTGATCGCAACAAGTTTGAAGAAATGCTTGAGCGTCTCGTAAACGAAGACAAAGAAGGTGCAGAAGCACTATTCCATGAAATCGTTGTAGAGAAATCAAGAGATATATACGAATCACTACTAGAAGACGAAGATGAAGAAGTAGAAGAAACAACTGATGAAGAAGTTGATGAAGCATCTGACGAAGAAGTAGATGAAGATGAAGAACTAGATGAAGCAACTGATGAAGATGCAGACCTAGAAGAAACCACAGACGAAGAAGTAGAAGAAGGCTTCTTTGGCGAAGGTGATCCAGCTGACGAACTAGGAATGGACATTGAAATGCCATCCGGTGATGAAGAAGGCGGAATGGACATGGGCATGGAACCAGAAATGGGTGACGATGACATGGGCATGGGCGACGAAGAAGGTGACGTAGAAGATCGTGTTGCTGACTTAGAAGACGAGCTAGAAGCATTAAAAGCAGAATTTGAAGCCATGATGGGCGACGATGAAGGCGATGAAGGTGAAGAAGGCGGAATGGACATGGACATGGACGGCGAAATGCCAATGGA